GCGCTGTGGCTCTTAAAACTGCTGCTCTCATCCACCACCACCATGTCAAAAGGCCAGGCATTCCTGTAATAATCTACCAGCCACACCACGTTCTCTCGGTTGGTGATGTAGATGTCTGCCGGCGTGTTCAGTGCTTTGATCCGCTTTGTCTGGCTTCCCAGTACCGGGGATACCCGCAGCATTTTTGTGTGGTCCCACTTGGCGGCCTCCCTTGTCCAGGTTCCTTCTGCCACCTTCTTGGGGGCTATCACCAGCACCCGGCGTACCTGGAAACGGTTATACTTAAGCTCCTTAATGGCCGTCAGTGTGGTGACCGTCTTGCCTAATCCCATATCTAAAAACAGACCTAACTTTTTAATCTCAATGATTTGATTAATACAGTGCTGCTGATAGGCATGCGGCTTAAATATCATAGGGCATCACCTCCTTTTGCGCTTATTTTCCATCGGACTGGACCTCTTTCTCGAACTGCCGTAACTTCATTCCGCAGTCACAATCCTCTAAAAACTGCTCCACTTCCCGGATTCCTCTAAGCACCCTTACGTCCTGCCCCATATCCAAGAGGCGTCTTATCTGCACCTTCTGCAGGGCACTCAGTTTCCCACTCTCGGCCTTAAGCTCCACGAACACCGGCCGCATACCGGGCAGTATCACGATCCGGTCCGGCACCCCATCGTTGCCAGGACTTACCCACTTATAGGCTCGGCCTCCCAGTTTTCTTACCTCCGCCACCAGGATTTTCTCTATATCTTTTTCCAACATTGTCATACCTCCAAATACCAAAAGTGGTTTGGCGTAGGGCCGTCCTCATCAAATTGGTGGAATGTTTTAACTCCCAGTTCTTTCCGGGCGGCTTTCAATTCTGACCTTTTAAAACCTTGCTTTTTCGCCGCCTCCCTTACGTCATCACACAAATGACACTCCCTATCTTTTAATAAATTTTCCAGCCAGTCCCTGCAATCAACAGTCTCCATGCTACAAACATCCTCCTATATCGCGTATTGTGTGTATATCAGGTGTGTTAGGTGTTATGTGTGTATATCTATTCTATCTATTTTTATACTTATATAGATAATTGGTAGTCATAGTAGTTAGATATTAGAAAACCTTGTATCTTCAACGTTTTCCACGTCTACCGTGGTCTACTACTATCCGTCTACTTGGCTACTTACCGCATGTCTACCAACTACCGTCTGACTATTTTCGTTCTACCATGCTAAGTAGTCACGCGCTCAAACCCTTTCTGGTTTCCATAGGGTCCAAATCTTCTGGGCGTTTTTATCCTCTTCCATCCTTTGGTACTTAGCAGGATATTGTTGATTTCTGTACTGTCACTGCGCTTCATGTACCGCTTTTCACCTCCATAACACTCCTCCCAAATCTCTACTGCGCACACTTTATCTCTCTTAACGAGCTCCACGCTCTCATCATGCTGGAGGAATCCATTTAAAAACTGTCTCCGCTGACCGATGGTCAGCTGGTCCCAATTTGACGGTATTGGTTTCTCCAGGAAGTCCTGTATAATTCCCTCTTTCCCCGACAGCTCTTTGTGGCTCTCCTGCTGCTCCATGGCCACGGCCTCTATCTCTTTAGACAGATACAGCGGTTCCCCCATGGCCCAGTACATATATGCCTCGGCCCATATCTGGTCCACCTCCTGTGGCATATCGGTCCAGATGTTTTTCTGTGCCGGATGCAGGCCCACATCCACCGGCCAGAACCGGCGGTTGCCCGTTGCGTCTTTCAGAAACTCATTGTCGTTACTGGTCCCGAAGAACACACAGCGCCTCGGGTGCTTCTCTGTCTGTCTGCCATAGGCCGCTCTGTAGATGTCATAACACTTGCTTAAAAACTGTTTGATGGCGGATGTCTCCTGCTTCGTGAAGGCCGTGAGTTCTCCCACCTCATTAATCCAGGTTCCCTGTATCAGCTCCGCGGCATCCTTTCCTTCGAATGATGTAAGGCTGTCCGAAAACCACGCCTTTCCCAGATTGGCCAGAAACGTACTCTTACCAATTCCCTGCGGTCCTGTAATGATGGGCATATTATCATATTTCACACCGCCCACAACCGCTCTCGCCACGGCCGCGCACAGGGACTTACGCATGACTGCCCTTGTATAAGGCGTGTCATCGGCTCCCAGGTAGACACTTAACAGGGTATCCACCCGCTTTACGCCGTCCCATGCGAGGTTCTGAAGGTACTGCTTAACCTCGTTAATCTTGTTCTGTTCGCCCACGATTGCCAGGGCGTCCGTCATGTTGTTCCGGGCCGTGATGCCATAGTATGTCTCCATGTACCAGTAGAAGCCCGAAATGTCCGTATCTGTCCACAATCGTTTCTCAGTCTCCTTGTTCCATGGCACCGCGCCCAAGACCAGCCCCCTGCCTGCAAATTCATCTGTGACAATCCTGCCTTTCAGCAGGGGGTCATTTTGCAGCACCAGGATGATGTTGTTCACGGTCTTTTTGTAATTCCCGTTCCCGTCCACTGCCAGCTGGCTCATCCATGTGAGATCAGCAGCTTCCTGGCTTTCATTTCCCGCAGCGGCGAACGCTGTCACAGCCTCCTCATGTTTCTCCCGTGCCATCCGGTCAGCCACCGCCTTGTCAGCTAGTGCAAGCTTACTCATGGCCACGAAGGAGGGCAGCTTGTTGACTGGTGTTCCGTCTTTGGCTGCGGCATCCTTATCACCGTACATGTGCAGCCGGACCAGGTCGAACGCGTTGACCAGCTGGCCGCAGCAGGGGTCGTGGGAGTGATGGGAGTACAGGAACAGGCCGCCATCATATACGATGGCGCCGCCGGTTGTCTCGCCTCCGGTGTAGGTGTAGCGTCCCGTTGTAGCCGTCTCATCATACATCCCCGGGATGAATCGCTCCATTGCCTCCACGATGCCGTATGTCCGGCAGAATGCGCCTATGATACCCCGTTTTGTCGTGGGGTCCTCCTGCTTGGCCAGCCTGCGCCGCTCCATTGCCTCCGCTCCTGGCACCTGGGGCCACTGGGTGATGTCCTTCCAGTCCCCATACATCCCCAGCAGCCCGTCCAGGCTGCAGAACGGCTTGTCATATACCTGATATACGTATTGACTGTCGCTGCAGCAGCTTGGCCAGTACATGAGCCTGTGAGGCTCAAACGTAGTCGGGTCGCAAAATTCAATTCCCAAAAGGGATGCCAGTTTTCTTGCTGCTGGCTCATACTCGTCCGCCGTTGCTGTCCTGTCCACCGGTACGATGACACGCAGCCTCGGGGCATACCCACTGTGTTTCCGGGTGCTGTACACGGCCGCGGCGCACCCCAGCCCTCCCACGCGCCTCAGGATATCGTCCGTCTGCCCCGCGGGAATATTGTCCAGGTCCAGTGTGAGCAAGTCCCTGCCCTCCACATGGTCCTGCTTTCTGCGGTTTTCCCGAAGAGTACCGCCTACGAATCCGCCTATGTCCTTAAGTTCATCCTGCTGCGCTTTCGGAAAAGTAAGGTACTGCTCCAGTGTCTCGTCGCCCCTTACCGGTGTGCTGAGCTTCTCTGTAAACTCGGACCACATGATGGTGCTTCCCGGCCACTGTATTGCCTTCCGGCTTCCTGCTGTGCTTATATGCAGCATCCTGTTATTCTGCACCCTGCTCCCTCCTAGTCCTTCATGTAGTAGTCATTTTCAAACCCGGCGCCTTTAAGCACCAGCCCTGGCGCCCAGGGTATCGGTTCGGCCATCAGGCCGCATATTTCGTCCACTGTCGTTTCCATGGGCGCGTCGATGATAACCTCGTCATGTACGTGGAACACCACTTGCAGGCCTCTGGCCGCAATCCGCTCCAGTGTCACAGCCAGGCAGTCCCTGGCGATGGCCTGTACGATGTTCTCAACTAACCTGCCTCCGTATGTATGGTCAACGGTCCATTTTTTTGACGCCTGGCTGACTCCGTAATAGTGAAGCGTCGGCTTCACACGGCCATAGGGGTCCTCACACTCCCGTAGAAATGGCCTGGCATAATACAGCTTCCTCCCGCTGGGTAGGCGGATTGTAAGAAAAGACTGGCCGTAAATGAGATCCCCTTCCAACGCGAATACAAGCCCGTTGATGCCCTGCGGCTGCGCTGTCTGCATCGCAGCAACCGCTGCATTCTCCACTTTATACCATAGGTCCTTAATCCGTGGATTTGCCTGCCTCCATCTCTGTACGATTTCAGGTAGTTCCTCCTCCGTCAGGCCGTTCTCCAGGGCATGCATCCGGACCAGTGCCGCCGTTCCTCCCTGATACCCCAGGGCCAGTGTGGCGACCTTTCCCTTTGCCCGGTACTCATACTCCGGATTTCCCTTCACGATACGCTCAAACGGTATCCCGAACATCTGGGAGGCGGCTGCCTCATAAATCTTCCCGTGGGAAGCGAACACCTCGTTCACCCACTGCTCTCCGGCCAGCCAGGCAATCACGCGGGCCTCTATGGCCGAGAAATCAGCCACCACGAACTTCCGCCCCTCCGAGGGTATGAAGGCCGTCCGGATGAGCTGTGAGAGCGTGTCAGGCACGTTTCCATACAGTAGACGGACGCTTTCATAGTTCTTAGCCTTCACCAGCTTCCGGGCATGTTCCAGGGTACTGAGGTAGTTCCGTGGCAGGTTCTGCATCTGTGTCAGGCGCCCGGCCCAACGCCCTGTACGGTTACCCCCGTAATACTGTGTAAGACCTCGGATGCGGTCCCCCTCGCCCTTCTGGATGTCCATGGCCGTATACTTCTTGACGGACGTCTTCCCTAGCTGCTGGCGTATCTCCAGCACGCGCTGTATCTTCTCCGTCGGCTGGTCCTTAAGTAGGTCCGTCACTGTATCCTTTTTAAGGTTTTCGGCTTCCGTGCCGTTATCCCTGAGCCACTTGAGGAGCTGCTGCTGGCTGTTCGGGTTCTGCAGCCCGGTCAGGCCGATGGCCTCGTCCGTCAGCTTCTGGGTGCTGATTCCATCTATGTACAGTGCTCCCTCAATCAGCCCTGTATCCACCCGGACACCATAGGCATTCATGAGGACATCCATCTGCCACAGGCGTTCCTCCTCCTCCGGCATCGGGAACAGGTCCAGCCGCTTCAGTATCTCATGCTCCGTGACCACATCCTGTTTGCAGTATTCCTTAAACAGTGCCCATTTGTCTGCATCATGCCACGGCTGGTTCCATGTCCGCCCCCCATTGGTCCTGGTTGGCTTGCAGGGTACACAGAAATACCGTATCAGTGTCTTGCCAGCCGCAAGCTTCTGCTTGTCCTGCGGCAGCCCAATGGCCCTTCCCGTTGCATCCAGGCCGGCGGTGTATCCGCAGTACAGGCCGTGGGCCATGGTGCAGCGCCACTGCTGGATCGGTGTCTCGTAACCGGCGCGGTTCAGGCAGTACCATTCGAACGCCGCGTTATAAGCATGCTTAATTACATTGGGGTCCCTCAAGGCATCTTCCCATATCTCTGGTGGGAATGATTCATCTGCCGTAAGGTCTATGACCTCCACCGGCCCGTCGTCCCACTGGTACGCAAACAGGAGGATTTTAAAATCCGGGGACTGAGCGTATTTGTAAGCCCCGGCCTTGCTGATATCCACGCTGCTGCGTGTCTCTATGTCTATGCTGAGATGATGTTTCGCCATCCGTCTTACCTCCTGTCAGGTTGAGGGGCCGCAGGGCCCCTCTTGTGCTCATTAATATGGCATCCCCGTGACTGGGTTGACAGCAGCAGGCGTCTGCGCCCATGGAGCGGTTTGTGGCTGCGGAGCATAACCTGCGGCTCCTGAGGTTGCCGGCATGGCCGCTCCATACTGCGGCGTGGTTGCCTGTGGTACTGGTGTCCCAAAAGCCTGTGCGGCACTTGGCGCGCTGCCTCCCAGGGAATCACCGTCTCTCAGCTTCTGTACCGGCCCCAGACCGCAGCCAATTCCCTTCTTACCGCCAAAGGCATAAGGATAGAAGGATACATTCACGCGCCCATACATACCGCTGTATACCTCTGACTGGTTGATAATGGGGTTCCCCATTTTGTCAACTATCTCAGGTGGATAGTCTGCCTTGGCGCTGGCTGTGAACACCCAATGGCCTTTGCACTCAGGCCCGAAGGCCATGCCATCGGATGGCCTTACGCCATCCCCGTCATAGACCGGCACTGGGACAATTGGCGGGCACTGCCCGTTCCATTTCTCGCTGATGCCCCGCTGCTTCGCGGCCTCAATGGCCGCATTAATCCTTCCCATGGTGTCCGTGTCAGTCTTCGGCACCAGCACAGTCACCTGGTACTTCTCCTCCTGCCCTGGCTGATAAGCGTAGGGTTTAAACAGGTGCACATAGGACAGCCTTACTTCTCCGGTTGTTACATTCGTTAATTCATTCATAATAAAATGTCCTTTCATCTTTATATTGTGGGCTCCGCCCCCCCCTTGGTTTATAATCAAGGAAAAGGAGGCGTTTTTATGAGACAAATTGATAAGCTTCTACAAACCCTTGGCGAACCATATGATATCCAGGGGTTTGATGGTGAGGACTGCATCCATAGGAAATTCGGCAACTACGAATTTGAGGTTTCTGGTACAAACCGCAAACGCTGTATTTTATATGTATGGACAGTCTCGCCTAAAGAAGTGGTAGCGATATATAAGAATATCCCAACCGAACACCTTAAGGATGTCCTGGGCTATTATGCTTCCATATACCAAAACATTCCGGACCAAATCCAGGTCGAACGCCAAGATATAAAAGTATGACCCCTAAATCCCTTCTGGAAAGTTTCCTTTCTTCGATGACCCGGTCAAGTTCTTCGATGTCCTGAGGGTCATCCGTTTTTAATTCAAATCTCCTAAGCTCGCCCAGTGTACGGCTGCTGGGCGAGCTTATCTTAGCCTCATCCATAATCAACTTTCCCCCCCAAACGCCTCCGCGGCACTTACTTTATTTGTGATTGCTGGTCGATTATCTGTTTCTTCTACTAATGCCGGCTTCCCTGGCTTCTTGATGACCAATTCGCCTACAAGCTCCTGAAAATCCATCTTACCTACCACCTTCTCCACCTGGGCCAGCGAGAGCGGTTTACGCTCCCATAGGATGGTTTCTGATATCCCGTTTGATGTAAGGGCACTGAACGCCTTATCCATGTCGGTCCAGTCCCTGGAGCCGCGTCCCTCCACGGCCTTCCAACCGGGCACTTCTTTCCCGGCCAGGCAGTCCGCCAGGGCAACATCCTGGGCATCACTGAGCCACTTCGCCACGTCCCTGCCCTTAAGCAGGTACCGGCCCAGCTCTTCATTTGTGAGGAGTTTTGGGTCTGTCCCCACCAGGAAGGCCAGTTCCACGTTCTTTTCCGCACGGGCCTTGCATCTTCCTCTGGCCCTGCAGTACTTACAAGTCTTTGGTGTCGGCGCGAACTCTCCCTCCCCCCTGATGGCCAGTGCTGCCCGCTCCCTGACATATTCCCCGAACTGCAGCATCTCATCCAAGGTACACTCCCATTCGGATGTGCCGTCCGGAAGCCGTGGCTGTACAATAGACAGCCTCACGGTCCTGACCTTGTATAGTAGACGGTATGCTTCGTAAGCCCCTAAAGCGTACAACAGCATTTGGGGATTCCACTCCGCTTTCACGCGGCCGTCTGGGCTCTTCCCATACTTGAAGTCAATGACGTGCAGGATATCCGCGCCAATCAGAATGCAGTCCGCCGTCCCAAATCCCTCCGGTACGTATGTACTGAGGTCCACCTGTTTTTCAATCGCCACGTAAGGGCTGGAAGGGTATTTCATGGCCACAGACTTGATATAGTCCAGGTAATCATCCGTGTAGCCCATCATCTCGTCATCCCATAGTTTTTCTTTCTTCAGCTTGTTGATGGCGCTGGTCAGCTTCCGTTTTCCAAAATCAACCGTGTAGAAGTAATTCCTTACTTTAAGTTCCGCCAGTTCGTGGGCCAATGTCCCTTCCGCCGCAGCCGTCCCTGAGGGGTTGTCCGGGAATTGCTCTTGGAGCCTGGCACTGGGGGTGCAAGCCATCCACTGATAGGCACCGGAAGCACTCAGGAGTGCGTGGGCCCTCTCTGCGTGTCCCCCCATCATATCTGCGCCCCCATTCCCCGGAGCGCGGTTGCGAACGCACCATACTGTTCCGGCTGCAGGGACGGCAGCGCCTCCACCCCGAAGCTCCGGATAAGCTGGAGCAATTCCGGCTGCTTGCCTGAGTCCATGAGCGGGATAGCTGCCCTTGTCAGGTCATCCAGCGTGTAACTGGGTGCCGTTGTTGGAACCGGCTGTGCGGGTGGGGTGACAGGGGCCTGCTGTACGGGCGCTGTGTAGACCGGCTGCGCGGGCGCTGTGTAGACCGGCTGTTGTGCCGGTGGGGTGACGGGGTCCTGCTGCACAGGTGCCGAAGCACAGGTTTCCGGGGTAACCCCCGGTATGCTCTCCGCCGTATGGGATGTATGACCGCCGGAAGGAGCCTGCCCCATCAATCTCCTTGCAAATTTCATCATGTCCTCATAATCTTCAAATACTACTGTCATTGTCATAGTCTTAATCCTCCTTGTTTTTACGGTTTTTAGCTAACTTCTCTATGTAAATGGTTTCACCCAATCGATAGACGTTAAAATCTGTTCTTGCGTTCCTCTTTTTCCAGCTCCGCATAATACTAGCCTTTGACGCCGCCTTTTTGACATCCGGATAGGATAGGCACATCGTCCTGTGTGTGGATGACAGGAATTCCAGCAGGGCCTCTATTTCTACGCTTGATGATGCCCTAATCTTTGCCGCTTCCGGGACTTTGACATCGAACTTTATTTCCATAACATACTTCTCCTTTTCATTCAGGTATCTGGTATTCTCACTGGTAATCATGTCCCCATAGGTCAGACCGTCCGTGCCAGGAATTTCCGCATCCAGACTTATTGTCTGTATCATTGTAGTCTGCTTACTGCGTTCGCTGGAGATGTGGCTGCGGATAGTCTGGTTCACGATGGTCCGGAACGACCATTGGTGCAGGTCAGGCCTCGCGAACCACTTCTTGACCGCATGAACATATCCAAGGGCCGCTATGTCCGTCAGCTCACTGTCCAGGTGCCGGTTCCGGATGGCCCATTGCAAGCAGTCATGGTTGTCTGCCGCAAACTGCTGCTCTTCGGGGGTGAGTGGGGTGAGCATGACACGTTCCATGGTTTAATCGTGCCCCCCCCCCCACTATTTTGCCTTTTTTCTTAGTTCATCCAACGCAGTAAGGTATAACGTCTGAAGGGCCGATGCCTGGTCTCCTATATCATCACTGGATATCGCTTTTGAAACA